AGACCCTTTAGCACCATTCCGACCAAACGAAAAGCAGATGGTCATACCAAAAGACGGACAAATAGAAACAACATCGGATAAACTCCGTAGATTAGCAAACCAAAACCCTTTTTAAAATGGAAAGTGAATTGCAAAAATGGCAAGAGCAAGTATTATACTTAACAAGATTTGAAAACAATAAATTAACAAACGATATGAAAACAGTTAACTCATTAAGCGGAGGTAAAACATCAGCCTACATTGCAGCAAATTATCCTGCTGATTTTAATGTTTTTGCTTTGGTAAGAACAGATGATAAAAAATGCATGTTTCAAGATGCAAAAATTCGTCAAATTGTAAGTGATAAAATAGGTGCTGAATTTATTGGCACGCTTGAGGATGATGTAATTATTTATACAATGTTGGATTTAGAACAATTTATAGGGCAAAAAATTGATTGGGTAACAGGTAGAACATTTGACGAAATAATTAAAAGAAAAAATGGAACTACGTTTTTACCGTCTTGGATGAGACGATTTTGTACTACTGAAATGAAGATTGAACCAATGTTTTATTGGTGGAAAAATAATTTTGACGCACCTATAAAAATGCAAATAGGATTTAGAGCCAATGAAATGAATCGAGCTAATTCAATGATAAAGAAATTGAATAAGAATGGATTAAGTGAATTTGATGCAATAGTAGGGAAAATGAAATCGGGAAATAAAAATAAACATCAAATTATTGAATGGCAAAAACCAATGTTTCCATTAATTGAAGATGGTATATTTAAGGACACAATTGAAGAGTTTTGGAAAGATAAGCCAGTTCGTTTTGCTTGGATGAATAACTGTGTTGGGTGTATGCACAAGGAACCTATTTTATTAAACAAAATGTCTAAATTACATCCAAACAAATTAGAATGGTTTGCAGAACAAGAAAGACAAAGTAGTAATAATTGTACTTGGCGAGAAGGCATAACATATGACCAAATTATTAAGCACAAAATGCAAATGGAATTATTTGAAGAAGATTTTAACGAGTGCGATTCAGGATATTGTGGACTATAAAAAAAAGAAAAATGGATTTATCACTTAAAATACTATGGGCTAAAACAACCGTTTGGACGGTTAAGGAACGAATCAAGAACGTCAGAGAGAAACTTGAAAAAGACAAGCCTAATGCCAAAGACTACATCAACGGAGGCAAGGAAAGCGAGGAGTATTTACTTGAGACGATTCAGGTAATCAACCTACTTGAAGACGAAATAACAAATCTAAACCGAGAGCTTAACCAACTGGCAAGAAGAAACGCTCAACTGCGAGTAGCCTACCAAGAATTACAAGAAGAAATTAAATACAAAAACATCGAATTATGAAAGTAGAAAAAAAATTGGTCGCATTGACCGCCTTCCTTCCTGTGTTGGCAGATTTCATCGAAGACCTCAACGACCAGTACGTCTTTAAGCAAGGACTCAAGCGCAAAGCAAATATGCTTGCAGAAGAAATACAACGAGTAGACCGAGACATCCTACGAATAGACGGAGAGAACGCAGGTAAGATATTTGACGAGCAGATTCAGTTGCAGATTTTGTTTCGCCAATGGATTGAAGAAGTAATTGAATTAGACTGATGCGCTGCAAAAACTGCAAGGAGAAGTTTGAGCCTATCCGATTCAATCAAAAATACTGCTTGAATAAGATGTGTGTTGATGCTTGGGTTCAAGAAGCGAAAGTAAAGAACTGGCAGAAGAAGAAAAAGCAAATGAAAGCCAATTTAGAGACCGTGCAAGACATCGTAAAGGCAGCGCAAATGGTATTCAACAAATACATCAGAGAGCGAGACAAAGACGAACTATGCATCTCTTGTAGGCAGAAGCCAAAGAAAGAAAACGCAGGGCATTTTTTCAACGCTAACAACCATTGGAACGTTCGTTTTGACGAGGATAACGTTCACCTGCAATGCGAGAGGTGCAATAGTTTCTTATCAGGCAACCTAATTGAGTATAGAGCTAATCTTCTAATTAAAATCGGAGCTGAAAAATTTAATCAACTTGAGGCAAGAGCAAGAGTTACAAGAAAATTTACAAAAGACGAACTAAAAGAATTGATAAAAAAATATAAAGAAAAGTTTGCAGAATTAAAATAAGTATTATATTTGCATATAACAAAATAACACGCTATGAAAAATTTATTTAAAAGTTTGGCAGCATTTCAGCAGGAAGTGCCAGTAATTCACAAAGCCACACAAGGCTATGGGTATTCTTACGCAGATTTACCCAAGATTTTTGAGGTAATCAATCCTATCCTAAAGAAACACGGACTCGGATTCACTCAACAACTTACAAATCAAGAAGGGCAAAACTGCCTCAAGACGGTTATCTTCCACGAGAGCGGTGAGTTTATGGAATCGGTTTGTATGATTCCTTACGTTCAGCTCAAGGGTATGAATGACTATCAAGGTTTTGGTTCAGGTGTAACGTACTATCGTCGCTATGCTTTGAGTTCTGCACTTGGTTTAGTAACTGACAAAGACACGGATGCATCAGGTGAGCAAGTAAAGACGGAAAAGAAACTGCCTGCCATTGACCAAAAGCGATTTAGTGCAGCAGTACAAGCCATTGCCAAAGGTGAATTTACACGAGAGAAACTCGAATCATCGTTTGCATTAACTGAAGGTCAAATCGATATGCTTAACGCACTATGAAAGCTCTCAAGATTCGATGTTCTGCCATAGGAAAGATTATGGCAACACCACGCTCTAAAACGGAGCTACTATCCCAAACTGCTAAAACTTACATCCACGAACTCGTGTTACAGGAGAAATACGGCATCAGGAAGGAGTTTTCAAGCCGTTACACGGACAAAGGCAACGCAGTTGAGGATTTATCTATCTCACTTGTAAACGATGTGTTAGACGTCAAATTTATCTACAAGAACGAAGACTACTTCGAGAACGATTGGATAAAGGGAACACCTGACGTAAACACGGAGGATGTATTGCTTGACGTTAAAAGCTCTTGGGATGCGACTACCTTTCCGTTTTTTGATACCGAAATCCCTAACAAAGACTACTTCTATCAGCTTCAGGGTTATATGTGGCTCACTGGCAAGCAGCAGTCAATGCTTTGTTACTGCCTTGTTGATACACCTATCGAAATGGTAGAGGATGAGATTAGACGTGCGCATTGGAAACTTCACAAGATTGAAGAGGATTACGACTTGCGTGATGAGATTCTACGCAAACACGAATTTAGCCAAATCCCAAAAAACCGCAGAGTAAAAGTATTCTATGTGCAAAAAGACGAAGCAGTCATTGAGCAAATCAAAGAACGTATAGAAGATTGCAGATTGTATTACGACACCTTAATGAAATTCCTATGAACCTGAAACTACAAGTAGAAGACCCTATTGTCCTAAAAGTGATGAGCAAGTTTTATGACCGCTCACAACGAGGAATAGAGAAGTACGGCACTATGCTAACACGAACTGATTTAGACTTCATTGACTGGGTTACGCACTTACAGGAGGAGATGTTAGATGCAGCTTTGTACTGCGAGCGACTAAAACACGAATACAAAAAGAACAAGGATAAGGGGTAAAAATTGCCACATATCTAAACACGAAATGTAAACTAAACAACAAGAACAATGAAAGCAACACTACACTTTGACCACGACGAGAGGGAAGAGCTACAAGATGCGCTCGATGGATGGAAATGGAAGCAAATTTGTCACGAGCTTGACCAAGAAATGCGCTCGGTAGTTAAACACGGATACATTGGAAAGAAAGAGGCAACTGAAGCAGAAATGGAAGTAACTCACTATTGGAGAGATAAATTCCGAGAATTAATAAACGAAGACAACCTAAACCTATGAGCCCTGAAAAAGAATACCTCGCAGCAATCTGCACAATGCTACTTGTAACGGCAGTAGCAATTATTTTAGTAATCAATTTAATCTATAATTTATAATGGAAAACAAAACAAACACAGGAGCAATCTTTAAGAATGACAAAAAGACGAATGAGAAACAACCCGACTACAAAGGAAAGGTAAACGTTAACGGCAAAGAGATGGAAGTAGCTCTATGGGTAAAGCAAGGTAAGAACGGAAGTTTCTTCTCGGCTTCATTTAGCGAGCCGTATGTAGCACCAGTTGAACGTGCGCCAATTGGAGATAGTATTGATGATGACCTACCTTTTTAGTATGTATATCAACGATGAAGACCTACGGAAGCAGATACACAAGCTCCTACTTAACCGAACACGAAACCAAATCGTAGAGGACATCAAGCTATTAGGATACAAGATGCATCACTTCCAAGTAAACAACTTCCTCAAAGGCAAAGACGTCACCTTGTCAACACTTCACAAGTTAGATAACTACGTTAGCCGAGAGGTATATTTAAACGGATTAGAGCCACTTTAACAGGTGGCTTTTTTTGCGTGCAACTTGTTTGATTAAAATATAGTCTTATATTTGTTTAGAATTTAACCAATGAACGCACTAAATATCTTATCAAAGCATCATAAGGAATGGCTTAACATAGTCCGTTTATTTGGTGACAACGAGTTCGCAGAAGATGTAGTACAAGACGTCTATTTAAAGATTGACCAATACAACTACTACGATAGAATCATTCAAGACGGAGAACCAAACCGTGCGCTGATGTGGATACTACTTCGAAACACAACGTATAGAGCCAACAAAACCGCATCTAATGACTTATCTATAGACAAGGTAACGGATTTATCAGTAGAAGAATTAGAGCTGCCTAAACACGAATCATTGGAGAGAATCTATGAGAGGATAGAATGGGAGATTAAAGGTTGGAATTGGTACGACCAAAAGCTATGGAAGATATACAAAGACGAGAGAAAGCCAATGCGTCAAATAGCAGATGAAACAGGCATCAGTTTAAAGTCTATTTTCCTGACTATAAAATCCTGCAAAGAAAGAATACGTCAGTCAGTCGGAGAAGACTACGCTGATTTTTTAAATAACGAATTTGAATTAATATAATTATGGCAAAAAGAAAAGCAACAGGTTTAGGTGATACAATCGAACAAATCACGGAAGCCACAGGTATCAAAAAGTTAGTAGAATTTGTAGCAGGTGAGGACTGCGGATGCGAAGAACGTAAGAAGAAGCTCAATGAGTTATTCCCTTACCGAAACACGAACTGCCTAACGGAAGAAGAATACCAATG